ATGAGAAATCAGCACTCGCTATCATGTCTAACATGAGTGAAGAGTGGAGAAACGATATCATCGAAAGCATTGAGAATGATCTATCCGTCGTAGAACAAAAAGCAACTGCTACTGATGGTCACGGCAATACATACCGTGATTACAACAATGATGGACTGTCTGACAGACAAAAAAGAATGAAAGAATTTGGTGCCAAGCGTGCTGGTATGTTAGTTAAAGGAGTCTAAGAAGACTTATTCTTCCATTCACGCATTCCTTTGACCTCTACTCCACGATTGATCATTGACATCATGGATTCTTGTGCGGAAATCATATCGAAGTAAGTAGCAACTCTGTTGTTACCCCATAGAACATAATCAACGCACCAAAATCCATGAATCAATGGGTCAAGTACCCTAAGGGTGCGGTTCATGAGTCCTGAAATAGTTTTCAATTGCTTCAATGCGTTCTTCATTGTGTGCAATGATATCAAGTTGCTCTTGAATTGCAGCAAGTACATCAGGATGTTCACCGATACCCACAGGATTGTGGAGGTAAACTTCTACGTTTGCTTTTGCCTTTTTGATACTACCCTCAGCGTCGGCGCGAAGGGCATCAAGAATATTGTTTCTAAGATCGCAAGACATTGATCAATCCTCGGCAAGTTTCTGGAAGTATGAAAGTGCATCATCTGCATCTTCATCTGTTTCTTCAGTTGAAGCAACTGATGCACGACCTTCACTAAGATCTTCGAGAGTTTCTTCTTCTGCTACTTCGGGATCGGGAGCACGAAGTTGTTGTTTGCGTCCAAGGACGGCATCTAGACGTTTCTTCAGAGCATCATAAGTTTTGAACTTATCATCAGAAGTAAATTCACTGAGATCAACAACTTGATTGTAGATAACTTCTAGTTCAGTATCATCCTCAAGGAGAGGTTCTACACGACCAAACTCAGAAGAATCATAGTTCCAATAACCAGCAACCTGTTTGATCTTCAACTTAAAGTTAGCACCCTTCCAGAAATCAAATGGATTGATGGGCTCTTCATCTTCAAACTCGGGTTGCATTGATGCGGTGATCTTATCAAAGATCTTCTTACCGAATTTATAGAGGAAGACTTTACCTTCGTTGTCGGGATTTGATGCATCCTTTACTACATACACGTTAGCATAGTAGGACAGTTTACGCTTCTGCTTACGTGCAATTTCTTTGTCTGATTCATTGCCACTATTCCAGAGACTACGATTCAGTTCTCCAACAGGATCATCTTTACCAACGGTAGTCAAGGAGTTTTCAATATACCAACCACCAGGACCTTGGAAGGCATGAGACCAGACCTGATTCCAGGGAAGTTCGCAATTAGTGTGTGCAGGCAAGAATCGGATCACGGCATAACCGTTACCAGCTTTATCTACAGATGGTTTCCAAAGACGATCATCACCGCCACTACCCTTTTCGTTGAGTTTCTCCACCTTCTTCATCAGTTTCTCGGTGAGAGATCCAGCGCGGGATTGTTTCTTCAGATCAGCGAAAGACATGTGTGTTCTCCGTATTTTTTGTATTGTGTGTATTGTACGTATTGAGTATACGTGTATTTTGGTTAGTTGTCAAGACTATTTTCGAGATCCTTCAAGGTGTTCTCAAGATCAACGAAAAACTCTTCAATATCTTGGTCATCTTTCATACCAAGTATTTTAGCAGAATCAAGGATTGCATTTTTCATTTCAAGAGCCTGAGGATCTTCAGACAATTTCAGTCTAAACATAAAGTTTTTCTGTTTTTCCAAAATGGTTCTCATGACTCTGAGTTGTTCCATTTTTTCATCATCATTTGAAGGTTGATCGAATGGGTTTCGCATCATACCTCTCAATAGTTCCTCCTGAAGTTTATTAATCTCTTCAATAGAGGATTTAACAACGGGTGAATCGAAAAAATCACTCACAAACTGTCTCCCTTAAAATCCGCTTGTAGTCTTTAACATCAATATTTAGAAAGGGTTTATACTTTCTAATTTTTAAACTTACGGTTTCCCACACAGGATCGAAGAGTTTTTCATCATACTCATGTGAAAACTGCAATATCGAATCCAATATTACCATAGTTTCAATAGAAATGGCACCTTGGATATGTTTTTTAAGTATATCTGGATGAGAAGATCCTCTAATTTTAAAAATATTATTGAAGTTATGACTTAAAAATACTTCAGATTCTGCACGAAAAGTATTAACAAGGGTCTTCTGTTTATCAAACCAAGACTTGTAAATAACTTCGCCTGTCTTAATTATCTCTCCGATCCACAATTTAGATGGGTCGGAGGATTGACTAAAATTTGCTAGGAAAAAGTTTCTGACTTCGGGGTCAGATCTTTTCCTAGACATTCTCTCAAAAAAATACTTATCTTTTCTTTTATTGAAACCAGCTTGAGATGCAGATACCTTTCCATGATATTTGAAAAAATCGTAAGTCTCTTTACTAAAGTGGTTTTTAAAAGCCAAATAAGTCTGATAGACCTCGATTGATTCCATTAGATAGGTAAACGAGATCTAGTTGTTTTCTTTAGATAGTTGAGATCCAAGGCCTCAGCTTTCAGTTTTTCTTTGAGTGGTTTTGAAATCAGTTTATTTACTGACTCCAGCTCGATATTGTTTTCTTCGCAATATGTGACAATTGCTTCGATATAGTTTAGCTCCGAATTCAGAACTAATGTTTCAATATCACTAGTGAATTTGTTTTGACACAAAAACTTTTCTTTTAATAGCTCGTTAACTTCTTTCTCCATATTCTCCGAGTTTGTGGGTGACGAATTCTTTGATATATTTGGTAAGAAGTTTAATATACTCACCCTTGTTTCGCTTTTCATAAACTTTAACATCTCCATTTTCACATACCATTAATGTAACAATCTTCTCTACCGCAGTGCCTGTCATTTCATAGTACATGCAGGCATACGCAGTCTCTTGAACAAAGTAGTTTTGACACCACTTCTCTGGTTTAATTTTCTTGGATGTTTTGAAATCTATGATGGCTAACTCGCCTTCATATTCTGCAATACAATCAACTCTTCCAGCAATACCAAAGTATTCGGAATACAAAGGTTTTTCTAATGCGTGAATATTATTTATATTATCTAAAGATTTTTTCGCATGAAGAAATAACGCTTTAGTTGTTGGAAGTACGTTTTCAAGAGTATTAATATCTTTATTTAAAAGATACTGTTCTACAAGATCATGGAATTTAGTTCCTCTGGTTGTAGCAACTTTTGTGATCTTATTGGCTTCCTCTTCACCAACTTTCTTGCGCCAGTTAATAAAAATCTGACGATTATAGAAACTGGTTATAGAAGTAATAGAAGGAGCTTTTTTTCCGTTTGGAAGGGTATAATACCTAACTCCATCTATAGAATTGGCTTCTAACTCAAAATCACCAAGAGTATTTAAATGGACAAACATTATAAAGCAAGTGCTAATTTAGTAACAAGATAGTTTCTAACTAATCCAGAACGAACTATGTCGTCAAGATTAAATTCAACTACTCCGAAATCTTCTTCCATGATTTCAACAATTCGTTTAAAATCTAGAATGCCATTTCGTTCATATGACTTAGTAAGATCAGTCTGAGTGGAGTCACCGCAAAAAATAATTTTACAGTTATCTCCAACTCTTGTAATTATACTATCTAATTCATGAAAATTCAAGTTTTGCATTTCATCTACAAGGACAATGCAATTATCCATAGTTGTACCACGAATGAAAGAGGTACTCCAAAAAGAGATGGTCTCTTGAGTTTTCAAGTTACCATAGAGCATTTCAAAGTCTGCATCTGTGGGTAATTCAAACATGTACCTAACCATATTTTTATATGGAATTTGATACAAAGCAGCCTTATCATCATGATCTCCTGGAAGAAAACCAATCTCCCTAGTAGAAACTAGAGATCTAACGATGTATAGTTTTTCATATGGAGTATTCTCATTTAATACATCTTTCAATGCTTTATAGAGACTAATAAACGTCTTACCAGTACCAGCGGCACCATAAGCGAATATATTTTTGTTATCATCATAATGATCAAAAAGAACCTTCTGATTAGTCGTCAGAGGTTCAATATCAACCATCATATCGGAATTAATTGGTTTACGACGACGCTTTTGTTTAGCCGTCATTCCTACTCCGATAGGATCATCTTGGTTTCTCTTCCTTCGTGCCATAGTTCTACCGAGATAGTTTGTTGTACTTGCCTCTGATGCCCGCAGATTGTTCTGATTTTTTCAGAATGTGATTCCAACCTGGGTGTTTATTAGTGAGTTTATCTTGCCACTCACCAACTTCACCTACACCAGGACAAGTACTTGGATCAGAAAAATCCCGAGTCCAATCAGGATTATCACTTTTCCAACCGTCCCAGTCGTGAACACTCATTACCACTTCTTTCTGTTCG